CACATCGCAGACGCAGTGCTTGCAGGCGGTATCAGGAGAGCAGCTTTAATCTCTTTATTTTCAGCAGACGATGAAGATATGATTGCAGCAAAGACAGGAAATTGGTGGGAAACCAATCCACAACGAGGAAGAGCTAACAATTCGGTTGTATTGCTTCGTCACAAGATTGATAAAGAATATTTTATGGGTCTATGGGACAGAGTGAAGGCATCCGGAGCAGGCGAGCCAGGCTTCTATTTTTCAAACGATAAAGACTGGGGAACTAATCCTTGTTGTGAGATTGGTTTACGTCCATACCAATTCTGCAACCTAACAGAAGTAAACGTGTCCAACGTAGAGTCTCAAAAGGATCTAAATGAGAGAGTGAGAGCAGCCACTTTTATTGGTACATTACAGGCCAGTTATACAGACTTCCACTATCTTCGTGATATTTGGAGAAGAACAACAGAAAAGGACGCATTAGTAGGTGTTTCAATGACGGGCATTGCTTCAGGTGCCGTCTTGAAGTTGGACATGAAAGAAGCAGCAAAGAACGTGAAAGAAGAAAACGCACGAGTTGCTGACCTGATCGGCATAAAGCATGCTGCACGTACGACTTGTGTCAAGCCTGCAGGCACGACTAGTCTTACTCTAGGCACCAGTTCGGGTATTCATGCATGGCACAATGAACACTACATCCGTCGACTTCGAGTAGGCAAGAACGAACCAATCTACTCTTATTTGTCCAATAATCACAGTGAGTTAGTAGAAGATGAGTATTTCAGCCCTCACACAACCGCGGTTATCTCTATTCCTCAACGTGCCCCTGAGGGTTCGATTATGAGAACAGAGTCCGCGCTGCAGCTTTTAAAGCGTGTAAAGCACGTAACAGATGAGTGGGTGAAGCCAGGATTTAGAAAGGGCCAGAACACTCATAACATTTCAGCAACTATTTCAATAAAAGATGCGGAATGGGTTGACGTAGGCGAATGGATGTGGGATAATAGATCAAGTTACAATGGATTATCGGTTCTTCCGTATGACGGAGGCAGTTACACTCAAGCTCCTTTCGAGGATTGTTCGAAAGAAACTTACGAGGCCATGATGTCTTCACTTAGTAGCATTGATTTGACAAAAGTAACTGAAGAAGAAGATAACACAGATCTTAAAGGTGAAGTGGCCTGCGCCGGCGGCGCCTGCGAAATTAAATTTGTTTAAAAAAGTGCTTGACTTTTTAACACAATATGATATAATAAGATCATCTTATAAACAATAGAGAAAAGGAAAAATAAATGACTTTAGCGCAAATAAAGCACCTTACACCAAGTTATACACATTTGAACCAGAGCAGCAGAGTAGAAGCAGCATGCAAAGAGCATACTGCATTTAAGCCCGCTGACTTTGCACCGGGCACCAACCTATTTGTTGTTGAGGTGGGGGAGATTGTTTTTGATTACAACGGTATGTCCCACCAGCCTAGACTGGGAAACATTGACCCCAATACCGTAAAAAGATACACAGCGCAAGCAGAAGAGGGTGTGAACGGCGTTCTGGGAATCAGAAAGCCTATCACTGTTTACTGTTCGAACACACATAAGAAATTTGTAGGAATCAAAGGCCATCACCGATTTAAGACAGCGTCAAAAATCGGATACCAGTACATGGTGGTGGAAATTGACGATAATTTTGTTAATCTCACGAAGGCAAACCAAGTCGACTATCTAATGAGTGATAACGCATTCGCTGATAATGGTCTTCAAAGTTGCGTCCGTAGCGTTACTGAAGCCCTCAAAGCGACTTTGCAGGATGAAACTTTTATGCAAGCAGAAAGGACAATCCAGGCTCAGCTACAGAAGAAACTCACAAAGACCACAGACCCAGTACAGCGTAAGGAAATGTCCAAACAAATTAAAGCTCTTGACAAGAAGGTTAGAGTTCCTCTGGAAACTTGGGCCCAAAAGTGGAACCCTTCTGGTTCTCGAAAGAATAACAAGTCTTTGGTCACAAAGGCTCTCAACAACCACAAGGCTAAGCACCTAGTTCAAGTCTATAACCACAGCCGAGATGAAAGAAAAGAATACATCACTGCCGACACAGCATCTTTGGGTTCGAATGATCTTCACTTTGATTGGGGTCAACAGGTTACAAACAATAATGTTCAAATAAACCTACCAGTAGGAGAGTTCATGGGCAAGATTAGAGCTTTTAAGAAAGCAAACAAAGGAATTTTGCCGGATTCTTTTACCTTTTACACTCATATTCCCGGGGGAGTAAAAGATTATCATCACCTGTTCGAGCTTCGCAAGCGCATTCAGGAGGATATTCTTGATAGGGTCGCTGATGTCTATCAAACCGTGCCGCGCCAGTTTAAATTTCTCGGACAGATCCTCAACAACAACTCAAAGTGGGTAGAAAACCACAAAGGTCTATATGGCTCATCCCGTGTAGCTGCATATTTTAACAAGCTCGAAGAATAAAAGTACCTAAGCCTAAGAGACCCTATAGGAATGGGTGCCCGGTGTCCAGCCGGGAAGCTGCAAGTTCGAATCCTGCCTTAGGCTCTATTTTTTTCTTTACAAACCCCGCCAAAGACTGTATAATATAAGAACAGTCACAACAAGAAAGGACACACATGACTAGCGAGATCAAGCCGGATTATTCCGACCGTACAAAGTATTGTAAAAAAGTAACATACGAGATTAAAGAAATCGATAAAGCAGAGGCAATAGATTTGGTTCAAGAGAATCACTATTCGCCGGTAATGCCAACGCTAACAAAGCACTTTCTAGGGATACACAAAGACCAAGAGCTGGTCGGGGTCATCACATTAGGCTGGGGCACAAAGCCTCTACACACCATTCAGAAGGTCGTAAGCAAAGAGTTAACATCTAGCGACTACTATGAAATAGGGAAAATGTGCATGCTCGATGAAGAGATAGGAAACTCAGAAACTCAGATGCTATCTCAGGTTATTCGATGGATTAAAACTAATCATCCCGAAGTCAAGTATTTGTATACTCTTGCTGATGGTATCATGGGTAAGTGCGGAAGTGTCTATCAGTCTGCGAACTTTTACTACGGCGGAGAGTACTGGACAGATAGTTACATGTCTGCTAAGGGTGAAAAGGTCCACCCAAGAACAACACGAAAGTTATGTTTTGATAATTGGGAATGGCATTACGACTCAAGCTCACCAGGGCACAACCCGGAATTCAAAAAAGCGCATGATGCCAAGGCTGCAAACAAGAGGCAGAGCTATCTTGCGAGTCTAGAAGAATTAATTCATGACATGCCAACTTCGTTAAACGATGAGGCAAGATCTAAACTTCTGCAGTTCTCTGCGGACATCTATGCTGCGAGAAGCGACTATATCAAGTCATATGATAGCTACCTCAAGAGCAAAGACCCTTTCTCAAAGAGGCCCTCGGAGAAGGACTTTCTACCGAACGTGCCAAAGGGTCTATCAGATTATCTCACCAGTCCGAAGAAAGATTACATAAAGAAGCAGCAAGTATTCTGGTTGACCCCAGAGTTCATGAAGCACGTAGGATTAAGAAAAATCAAAGGTAAGATGTTCAGATATATATATCCTTTAAATAAGAGGGCAAAAAAGATGCTAGCAAAAAGTCCAGAGATTGACTGGAAGATCGGACAAGGAGTCTATCCAAAAGAGAACAACGGAGTCTTGCAGTGGAAAGAAATGATGGGAAGAAACAACTATCAAACTCTAGAAGACATGCCAGAATGGGATCTACAAGTTACAGAGTATAATAGCAAAAACGTCAACGCACACAAAAACAAATTAAGCGCTTGACATTTAGAGATAAATGTATTACTATATTTAAGGAATCAAAAAAGGAGAAAACAATGAGTTCCAATGAAGAAAAATTACAAACTAGAGAGCAACACCTCTCAAACTACATCAAAACGTTCGTAGCAATTGAAGAGGCTATTGAGCCTTTTAAGGAACAGAGAAAAGATCTGAGAGAGTCGTACGCCGAGAACGGTTGGCTTTCCAAGGAAGAAATGCGGCTCGCAGTTAAAGCATATAGACTGTATAAGTCTGAAACAGATATGGATCTATTATCAGAGTATGTTGATAAGTGCCAACGCTCAATGGGGAGAATCTAAATGCGCGACGTAGAGTTTCGATTGCGTCCTGTTAATAGGCACCTTCTAATAGTGCCGCATGTTAAGAAGAATGAAACAAACTCGGGAGTACTCCTACCAGAAGATTTTAAGCAGGAGGAGGACAGATATATTGAGGCAACAGTTGTAGACATTTCTTCTGATTGCAGTGAACAGTTTAAGCACCTGAGATACAACAACGTGGACAACAACCTAATTGTCGTTGATCGCACCATGATTGAAGAGGTGAGTCTCAAGGATAAGACCTATCACATGATACTTGAAAACTATGTAGTTGGAGTATATAGGAGGTCAGGTGAAAATTGATCTTTTTGGGGACGGTATAGGTGCGGTTGAGTACATTTCGCATATGGGTTCGGATTTGTCGGTTGTTAACGCGGCACGCGTCTCTTTCGGTTCAGAAAAAGAGGAGGTAGACGATAAGGATATTAAGCTCATTAACTACCTTATGAAGCATAATCATAGCTCTCCTTTCGAACACTGCGCGCTGACTTTTAGATTTTCGGTACCTATTTTCATCCGGAGCCAGCACCACCGACACAGGACTTGGGCTTATAACGAGATCTCTAGAAGGTATACTTCTGTGGACATCGAATTCTATGAGCCAAAAAGCTTCAGGCAACAACACAAGAGTAATAGGCAGGCCAGTACTGCGAATTTAAAAGACCCTATGCTAGACTCTTCCTACGCGGACTATGGATATGAAGTAGCTTCAGCGGCCGTTAAAAAACATCACACTAGGAGCCTGTCCCTATACAATGCACTAATGGACTCTGGCGTATGCAGAGAACAAGCTAGGGGAGTCTTGCCGCAAAACCTTTATACACAGTACTATGGGACTGTCAATCTCCATAATCTCTTGAAATTTGTCTCGTTGAGAATTCATGAAGGGGCCCAGTGGGAGATACAACAGGTTGCCAAAGCATGTCTTGAGATCGCAAAAGAAATGTTCCCTCATTCAGTTGAATCATACATGAATATGAAGGT